GCTCAAGCATTCCTGCTGCGGGATCAACCCACCCTGCTACATCGCCCCAAGAGCTGCCGTCATAGGTGTGCTTACCGCCGACCCAACCGTCAGGAGCAGTTACACCCGTGTGCAGAGTTGCGTTGCTTGCATTGAGGTCACCGATGTCAAAATCGTTGCCACCATTGTTACGCACAGTCGCGTTAGGTGTTGCTGAAAGATTGACTTGAACGCTATCGTCAAATAAATAAACGCTTACGTTGCCGTCATTTTTTGTAATAGTCTGGCTCATGTTACGAGTCTCCGTTTAATAAAAGTGATGTTGTTGAAATTGCTAATCCTGCATTGACGCTAGGCGTGTCTGCTGAACTTGAAAAGCCACCAGAGGTGGTGACGTAGTATTTGGTTCCTACGGTTAGGTCTGTAGAAAACTTAGCAACTATACTTTTCCCATAATAACTTGCCGCTGAATCGGCAAATGTAGAAACAATAGATTGTGTGTCTGGATCGTACACTGTACCTAAGTAAGTAACAGGAGTTGTACCTGACCAAACTTCAGGAGTTGAAAAAGTAACATCTGTCCCGCTAATAGTTGCTTTAACTAAATACCCATAAGTAGTAGTTCCGTATTCTTGATAGGAGATAACAACTTGATTTAATGATGTATTGAAAACAGAAGAAGTGTATTTTGCTTTTGCTGAAAACTGTACTACTGTTCCTACGCTAATTGCAGTTCCACTTACAGTCCCTACTTTTGCAAGTCCAGCTCCTGCGCTACTGGATTCCCTAAAAGCAAAAAGAAGTTTGTTTGCGGTGGAATCGTAACAAACACTTGGGTAATCGTGATAAGCCCCTGCCCCTCCACCTACACTAATGTCCACAGGAGTTCCAAAAGTAATACTTGTTCCACTCACCGACCCTGTTACAGCATTTATGTAGTAAGTCGCTGTTTCTCTGTAAACAATAATTGCTTGGTTTGAAGATGTATCAAAAGCTATGGCGCTACCATTGTCTGCCTCTATAGCCTGAGAATCAAAAACCGCTGCGGTTCCGAAACTTATACTCGTCCCTGAAACTGTTCCCACGATAGCTGTGCCATAATTAGAATTACCAGTATCTCTGTAGCTGACTACTACTTTATTGTTGGAAGAATCATACACAACTTTGCAAGCATCGGTTGATGCAGAATTAAAAACAACCTCCGAACCAAAAGTTATATTACCTCCTGCAACTGTTCCCACGATAGCTGTACCGTATCCAGAATTACCACCATCTTTGTATACAACGACAACGGTGTTATTAGACGCATCAAAACATATATCAATATAATCAGTAGCGGTTCCTGAATTGAAAACAACTTGCGTTCCATAAGAAATACTCGTTCCACTCACTGTTCCTACATACGCCACTCCATACCCAGTGGGAGTAGAGCTATCGTCACGATTTACAACTACCACCTTATCAGAATTAGTATCATAGGCTATTGCACCGTAATACCCTCCCGCAGACAAATAGGTAACAGGACTTCCTGCGCTCAATGTAGACGGCCCTGCCACCCCGCTCACCGTACCACCCTGCACGATTACGCTACCCGCTGCACTGGCTGATATTGCGCTGTCGGCTACGCCTACGAAATTGGTTGCGGTGAGATTTGATTCGTCAAAAGCTACAGGCCGCACAACTGTCGCGTAACCAAGGTAATCGCTTGTTGGTGCATAAGTAAAAACGGCCACTCTATCTGTCGAATTGTAAGCGGCATAAAGCTGCCCACCTAGGCTGCCACCAGGAGTATTAAAAGTTACTTCAGAATCTACAGAAGGGGTTGTCCCACTAACGGAAGCTAATCGATAGACAGCGTTCCCACTTGCGTTTTCGAAAGGTATAACTGTTTTTCCGGCGTTAGAATCAAAAGCTATACCTTTTCCATAATATGGAGCACCAGAACCAACCATTACAGATGTCCCTACTGTTATGCTTGTTCCAGAAACTTCACCCGCGACAATTTGTGTATCACCACCACCTGTACGAAACACAACCACGGCTCGATTCGCAGTGGAATCAAAAACAGAAGCAGTTTCATAAGCCTGTGTAGCTTCAAAAGTTACAGCAGAGCCAAAACTTATACTTGTTCCCGAAGTTGTTCCTACAACTACTTTACCTTTGGAACTGTCGTCATTATCTTGGAAAAAAATAACTGAGCGATCAGTAGAAGAGTCATAACATATAGATATGTAGTTTGAACTACCTGACTCGAACACAGTAGCCGTCCCAAAGCTGATACTCGTTCCAGACACAGTTCCGACAGCACCGTAACCATACTGGCTTGCGCTATAATCCATATAAGCAACTATAACTTTATCGTTGGTAGTGTCATAAGTTACATTGTTGTAATACACATTACTTGACGCATAAACCGCTTCAGAACCGAATGAAATACTTGTTCCTGAAACCGATCCCACGATAGCCGTTCCGTAGTTGCTGTTAGTTTCGTCTTTATACACAGTTACAGTTTGTGAGGTATCAGGATCGTAAGTGGCATTTATATAAGTAGTCGTACCGCTATTAAAAACAATGGGAGTTCCATAGCTAATACTAGTCCCACTAGTTGTCGCTACAACGGCAGTTCCGTATCGGCTATTACCCTGATCTTCATAAAAAATAACCATTTTGTTATTAGCAGAATCATAGACAATAGCTGGATAGTACACATAACCAGTAGCGCCCGTACCTCCAAAACTTGTTGCTGTACCACCCGCCACTGGATTACTTGTTAAAGTTATACCCGACACCGTACCATCGCTATTAAGTACTACTGGCGCTTTTGAAGAGATACCGCTGCCGCTGTCAGTGAAGGTCAGTTGTTTTGCCGCTGCCCCTGCGGGGAGTAGATCAGATAAATTGCTCACGATTGATACTCCAAGTTAATTGCTGTGGCAGAAAGGGCTTTACCTATTTTTACATCACCGCTTGTCGCAATAGCCCCTGCGTTCGTAACATAATAATCGCTTGCGGGTGTTAACGAGCTTAGACCTGTGGCTGCTATGCCGCCCTTCATTGTGATGTTCCCACTAGCTGCGCTTGAGATGGCTGCGTCTGATATGCCGAGAAAATTTGTTGAGGTGAGGTTGGTAAATCCCGGCGTTACAACATTGCCATAAGGGTAATAACTATTTCCGTAATCACTGTATGCAATAATCATTTTGCTTGTATCAGGATCATAGACCATTGAATTGAAGAACCAAGCATTAGCGCTACCCGCAGGTGCATGAACTGTTTCGAGATCGCCAAGCACCACAGTTGTACCGCTTAACGTAGCATTAGTAATGTAACTACCATAATTATCAGGAGAAGTATTATTACCTGTCCAAAAATTTACGCTTTGAGAATTCGCCGTATCAAACCGCATAGTGTTATAATTAGGATACTGGTTTTGAGCGGTACTAGTGGTTGTTTTTGTGCCAAAAGTTATAGTATTTGAGGAACCGTCAACTGTCCCTGCAATGTATGACTGATAACCCGAATTAGCGTTGTCGTAGTAACTTATGACTACTTTGTCGTTTGCGGTGTCATAAGTTATATTTGGGTTATAAACAGACGAGGCTTGAAATTCAGAGGTAGCACCGGTGGGGGTAGCTCCCGAACAATCTATAGTGTAGCACTTACCATTAGCTGTCCCAGTAAGGCCAGTAGCTATAATAACTCGATTTTGATCTGGATCGTGAACTGCACTTGAAACATCTATTATGTCAGAACCAGAAAAAGCAAAAGAAGAACTTATTGCAGGGGTTGTACCTGTCACGGTAGCCGCCCAACAAATCCCAACATTTGTTCCGTTTGCTTTGGCATAAATTAAAGTTTTACTATTACTTGCATCGTAAACACAATAAAGGCGATCTACGTTTTGACTTATTGTTGCTTCGTTAGAATCATGCACTGTAATGGTCGAGCCAGATAGCGTAGCACAGCCTACTTGGATGTTTGTGCCTGTTTCAAACGCATAAACAATAGAACTTGATGAAGCATCATACGCCGCCGCCCACTGTGCTGCATTGATACTGGACTGTATTTCAACAGGTGTACCCCAAGTAATTGTCGTACCACTCACCTCACCTGCTGCAAGATAGAAATTGGTTCCTGTGCTAGTAACATAGGCCAAAACAACGCGATCTTGAGAAGTATCGTAATTTAAGATGGAATAATCTCGCGGAGTTATTGAAGCGACAGCAGAAGACTGAGCACCAACGGCAAAAGCACCACCTGCAACTTCACTCACTGTCCCATCGCTATTCAAGACAACAGGCTTACCAGAAGAGGTGACGTTACCGCTTGCCGTGAAACTTACTTGCTTTCCCGCTCCCGCAGGAAAAAGATCAGAGAGATTCGTCATCCTGTATAGTCCTTGATATTAATCTGGTTTGTCTTTATCGCGTTGCCGATTAGCTGACCGCCTGTATCGGTGGATAAAGTGCCGTCTGTCTGAACGTAGTAATCAGTACCTATAGTTAAAGTAGTGGTGGCTAATGTACTTACTACGGCAACTCCGTTCCCTGCGTTAGCAGAACCGACAAATGCAAATTTATTAGAGGAAGTGTCGTAGGCAGCTCCAATACCTGTTTGAGAAGAACCTAAAGAACTTGAAAACCACGTTGACTTTGTACCCCAAGTGCTCGTAGTCCCTGAAATACTTCCATAAAACGCTGATCCTTGGTAACTCGTACCACTGGTATGGTCATCACGAAAGGCAAGACCTATTTTCCCTAAATCTGGATCGTAAGCTAGAGCAGCTCCGTATAAAGCCCCATTACCCTGCGAACTAATTGTTACTGGGGTATTAATAGTGACACTCGATCCACTCATGCTTATGACAGAAAAATATAAGGGGTAGTTACCGCTTGAATCACCATAGTTAATGCCTGTTTTAGAATTCCCTGAATCGTATATTGTTTCAGGATTCCAAATATAAGGACTACCCGACCCGTATGTGCTTACCGTACCAACCGTACCAGAACCAGAAGAAATGCTTAAATTCATTGCTTTTAATACCCCGCTTACAGTGTAAGTTACTAAAAACTTACCTTGTGAAGTATCAAAAGCAATATTTCTTGCATTGTAATCCATTACATCGGAGCCGTTGAGAGTAGCTGCGGTATTAAAAGAAATAGCATCTGGCCCTGTTGTTACAGTACCGATGATATAAGTAGCATAGTTGGAATTGCCGTTATCACGATAAGTCAACAATACTTTGTTTTCAACGGGATCAAATCCTGCACCAATATAAAAACTGTTAGCACTTTCAAACACTGTAGCTGAACCGAAGGCTATGGTGCTTCCTGAACCACTTCCACTAACTGCCCCTACAATCGCCGTACCATAATCAGAGTTACCACTATCACGGTAAGCAATAACAACACGATTGACGTTAGTATCAAAAGTTAAAGCTAAACCACTATCCCCGCTTGCAGTGCTGCTAAAAACCACAGGCGTACCCCAAGTTATAGAAGTACCTGACAATTCGCCTACGACTGCTGTACCATAATCAGAATTGCTACCGTCTTTGTAAGCAACGACTAATCGGTTATTAGTCGAATCATAAACCATCCCGTAATTTTCTGCTCCGGCAGACGTATAACCAGTTACAGGAGTGCCGTAACTCGGAGTGACCGTACCAAAAAAATCGTTATTCTCACACCGACTACCCCAAGTGTTTATCGTGCCTGTCGCTGTGTCGCTGATGGCTGATGGGGCAAGACCTAAGAGGTTGGTTGAGGTGAGGTTGGTTGATTCGGGGACAAAAACGAAACCTGTATTGTAAGCAGTGTTGTCTCCAATAACTATTACTATTTCTTGTTCAGTGGCGTTATATGCCAAACCTTTATATTGCGAATTTGCGCTATAAAGTAAGGTAGAGCTACTTGCCGTTATATCTGACCCGCTCACAGTAAGCTCGATATAATAACTGTAATAAGGACTTCCATTCTCCCGATAAACTAATATTGTTTTATTTACGTTAGGGTCATAAGCAAGGCCCAGACTATCTGACGTTGGTACTGATCCTAAGACCGTATTAATAGTTCCTAATGTCACCGCATTTGTAGAAGCATCTATTGTTGCAGTTAGCGCATTTAGACCAGTACCTGACTTAATGTAGGCAATAATATTTTTACCTGCTGTGGAGTCATGTACAACTAGAGGCCACGAATTTACAGTATCGCTAGAGCCAATTTCGACCGCAGAGCCAATAGAGCTTATTGTTGCACTACTATCTGAGCCTGAACAAGTGACTGCTCTGGTGTAAAAAGAATTACCATTTTGATCGTAGATAAAAATAAATCTATTTTGCGTTGTGTCATAAGCTAATTCCATCATCGATGAGTATGCAGAATTTATTACCACATCTGAACTACCTATCGTTATTACGGTTGACCCACTTTGGACAGTTCCACAATGCGCGGTTCCGTAGTTAGAGTTAGCGCCATCCATATAAAAAATACAAAAATTACCTGAGTCAGGATCGAAAGCCATTCTTGCGTAAAACATTAACGTCGATGCCGTCCACGATTTTACTGTAACGGGAGTACCCCAAGTAATCGTTGTACCAGAAACGGAACCTGCGCAAACTTTAAGATACCTCGTGCCTCCTGTTTCTTGCCAACACTGCACAATACGACTATTCACACTGTCATAACAGTTGATAGGGTAATAAGGTTCTACAGAGGCAAAATCTGCTCCTGAACCTACGGTAATGGCGTTGCTTGAAGCTTCTAAAACAAAACCTGTGCCTTTGTTAGAGCCACCATTGTAATTATGAAAACCCGCATAGGTTTTATTGGTTCCCGTGATTTCTGAAATAACTATTGGAGTCATCACGTCTGCCAAAATATTGGTGGCTGTCCCAATAACTGCTGAAGAACCAACAATAGGCGCAGCCTTCCCATCACTGGTAAGAATAACGGGCGCACCAGAGCTGATATTGCCGTCAGCTACAAAGTCTGTATTGTTTTGACCGCCACCTGCGGGTAACAGATCGGCTAAATTGCTCATTTATACACTCCAACCAATGCTTCCGTTGATGTAGGTCATTGTTATTTCAGCGAAGTTCTTGTCAAACGTCAGGTCAGTAGCAGAACTGGCAATGTTGCTACCGTTACGTGCTACGGTAAAACTGGTTGTGGCTGCGGCTCCCGTGCCATCCTTAATAACAACTGAATCACCTGCTGAAGGTGTACCGGGAAGCGTAATCGTAATACCTCCCGCTGTAACTACAATATAATCTCGATTAGCAGCAGAATATCCAGTACTTTTTATGAGAGGGAATACAGCACCAGAACCCCCATTAGCAAAAGGTAATACTCCTGTTACATTAGCAGTAAGGTCACAGTATTGAGTGCCTGTAGAACCTGTTCCACCGTTAGTAATAGGAAGCGTACCTGTTACATTAGCGGTAAGATCACAATATTGGGTGGCAGTAGAACCTGTTCCACCATTGGCAATCGCTAATGTGCCTCCTACGGTAATCGTACCGCTAGAAGTTATCGGGCCTCCAGAAGTGGTAAGTCCTGTAGTGCCACCTGATACGTCTACTGAAGTAACTGTTCCACTTGCGGCAGTAGGGCTTGCATCATAAACGGCTGCACCTGCACCTGCCCCATCGGTATAAACCATTTTTTTGGTTCCGGTAAGCACATCTACCGTAGCTCCAGAACCTTGTTTAATAGTTATAGTCTGCCCACCAGTAGTAGCGTTTTCGATTATCCACACTTTAGATACAGTGTCAGGGCCAAGAGTAAGAGTGCGAGTAGCAGTTAAACTTACACCAGAAGTAAATTTAAGATACATCGCTCGTGTGGCATCTGCTGTAGCATCGGGCATTGTAAAAGTTTCATTAGCGTCAGCAGCAACAGCTTTTGTGCCGTAACCTAAACCGTCACCAATTAGCTCTAAATTAGTATTCGTACTTGTACCCCAAGTACCGTCTTCATCACCCGTAGTGATTTCTTTTAGTCTTAGGTTATTTACATATGTTGCCATTGTTAAATTCCTATCTTAGTTATGCTGCTTTGTCTTCAACCCAGTTAGCTGTTTGAGATGGAGTAATCTCCCCCCATCCTGCATCTTGAGAAGGAGTAAGACCTGCCCATCCTGCATCTTGAGAAGGTACTATACTACCCCATACTAATACTGTTCCTACTTCTACTGTAGTTTCTACTCCTGTGGGTGAAACAATAGCACCTGTTTCTACAGTTGTCGTTCCTACAAACGGCGTAGCTACTACCCCAACTACATTTACATCTACGCTTGTAATCGCATTTGCATTACCTAAATGAGTAGTTGCTTCTACTCCGGTAAGATAAACAGTGAACGGATATTCTACATCTACCGTACCTATTTCTCCGGTAGCTACCACCCCTGTTAGTTCTTGTGCAGCATCTCCACCAACAGATACCACACCTAAATGAGTGTTACTTGAAACCCCAGTGGGTGAAACTATAGCTTGAGCTGCTACAGTAGGTGTACCTAACGCAGAAGTAGTAGATACCCCTGTCACATCAAATACAAAATCAAACTCTAAGGTAACAGAACCTAATTGTCCTGTAGCACTAACTCCTGTAGGTGCAGGGCTATTGCCTATATCTACTTGGGTGTAAGCTTCTCCCCAACCACCTCTACCAAAATACCCAATACCCCAACCGCCACTTGTGTACCCGTTCGCCTCTACACCCGTGACGTTAACCGTAGCGCCTGTACCAACGTTAACCGAAACACTTCCTACCTCCCCTGTAGCAAAGGGGATATTAGCTTCTCCATATGGGCCTTCACTCCAACCAGATCGGCCCCACCCTTGGAATCGTATGGTAACGTTGGACATTCAAACCTCTACGCTAAACGGATTATTGCATTACTAGCGTCTGCTGTAGGCATTACAATCTTAAAATCACCTGCACTAGAAGTTTTATCTGCACCAAAGTCTAACACCGCTATAGCAGGGTTAGTTCCTCCGTTGTGCATATAGATAAGTGCTCCACGGGCAGTAATACTAGCACTCGACCATGTAACATCATCAAAATCTAAATAGGCGGTAGTTCCAGAAGTAGTAGGATGTGTTGATATAGTTAAATTTTTTCCTAACGCCGTATAGCCTGTTCCTGTTACTTCATCGCTTGAAGTATAGGCAGTAGTAGCAGCCCCTAACGTAGCACTGGAAGTATACAAAGCTATTTTGAATACCTGTCCTGTACCACTACTAAAATTAAAAGTACCGTCTAAAAGCCCTTGCTTAAATGAGGTACACATAGCCTGACTTATTGCCATCTTTTATCTCCTTAACTGGGGTTTTGGCTTGAGATTCGATATTGACCGTCTCTGTATACGTCTCGCCGCATTTTACTATCGCCAAGATTTTTCAATAACGCTAAAGACTGTCCATACATTTGTTCATACATAGCAACCATATCTGGTTCGCCTTTTAGAAAACGAATTGCTTCCACTAACGCTCCATTAAGTAACGCTGAGTCAAATTCATCACCTAACCACGTAGTACCTGCTGTAACGATAGATGTAGGATAATATCCATAATGAAGTTCAGTGGTATAAGCAGCATCAGGGGTTGGGCCTAAAATAAAAGCCGTATCGTCAAAGTACCCATAATGTTGAGGTTGCCCTGTTGTACTAGGGTTAGGGTATGCCTCTCGCATAAAGTTAGTATCTTTATTAAGTAAAAAATGAGAGTTACCGCTGCTATCTGTAAGAGCAAGCGAAAGAGGATACAAAAGATCAGTAGGGAATACTAAATATCGGTTATTGATAGTCATTACGCCCGACATATTTTTACGTAACGCAGGTATTTGAACAGTATTATATATCTTCTGTTCAGCCTGTTTCGTAAACATAGCGTACTGATCGGATGTAAACGAGTTCTCACAGATGTCAGCAATATTAGCTTTGAGTTCGGTATAGTTCATTTACTACCCCATTGGCCCTCTTGCCAATTTACCTTTTGTTTGTGCATTCGTTCCCCGAACCACAATGCCACTTGTCTTAATATCTTTAGTCATATATTCAGATATGTTGACTTTATTGGGCCGTACTTTGTACTGCTCACTACTTATATTAGCTTTCTTACCCATATCATCACCTCTTCTTAGGGAATCCTCGTTTCATATTTTTGTACGCTTTAGCACTCACTGTACTATTTTTCTTAGAGCGGCTAGTACCTGCTTTTTTCCGCGCATTGATATTGTCGTATAAACCTCGTTTTTTCATGGTGTTGTCTCTACTGTTACTGTCCCAATAAATCCTGTACTTATAATCGGCCCATTCTCCGTAGCAGGTTGTAAATATGCCCGACTTTCGGGATACCCTGCAAAATCTGGTCTAGGGTCACGTACTGCTTGGGGGTCATTGATAGGGAACGTTCCAAGCATTAACTGTGGCTGCCCCGGATTCCAACACTCTGGGCAAGCTTTAGTATCAGTTTCTATGTTCTTAACTACGAGCCTTTTTAATTCCCGTAATTTATAGCGAAACCCGCAAATATCACATTCGGCAATAGCATTCTTAGCTGACGCATACCTGCTTGTCACTTACAACTCCCGTACACGAGGCACTAAACTTAGTGTGGCTTTCTCTCTATCTTCACCTGCTGCAAGATCAAATGCTTCTTCATACGCTGCTTTTAGCATCGGTAACCTATCCGTTAACTTAGGGTCTTTCATAGCAATATAATAAGCTAACCCTGCTACCAAACACGGTAAAAATCTAAAGTTAACATCGGGGGTTTGAATACCACTACCTGCGTCTTCAATCCTACGCATCCTCCAATACCGGAATATGTAATGAGGAGAATCAGCAGTGCCTTGGTCAGGAATAGGCCAAAACGTTACCTTAGGGTTATCTCTGGCTCTATCTACCTTGACTTGTATAGGACGCGATTGCGTTAATTTATTAGGGATAGACGCATACGTAGGAAAACTTATTCTGGTAACTGTTAAATCACTTTGCGTAGAAACATTTCCGTCTCCAGTGCGTATAACCTGTTCCATAATATCAATCGTGTCCGCAGGAAGATCGTAAGTAGCAGTACCTTTTATGAGGTTTATAGTCCCTTCCTCTATAGTCCACATATTAATCCCACGATTCTGCCATTCGATGGTCATTAAATTCATTGACCGTCTAGCAGTACGTAAGTCGTAACCTGACCGCATCTCGCGCCCTGCACGTTCCCACGCTTCTTCAGCGATTTCAGTAAAATCCATATTGAATGTAGCAGTGCCAGAAGTTGCCATTATGTATGTCTACCTTTTGTACGACCCCTTTGCGCTATACCATCAGCACGTTTAGATACGTCAGCCTGTACTACTTTTGTAGTAGTTTTAGGAGGAAGCCCACTCATTGCCCTAGGAGTACTTTTACCTACTACAGTCATTCCTGCTTTATCAGGTGGTTTTCTTTGTCCGTTTTTAATTTCGCCGCCGTCACTAAAACCCCTTAAAGTTTTAGCAAGATTTGCACGTTTACGGGTAGTAGGGTTACTCGATTTTGCTAACTTATTCAAAGTCTTAGCGGGAATCTTTTCTCCTTTTTTAACTCCCGCAGCTTTTCGCAAAGCTCCCGGTTTTTTAATTGCTTTTTGTATCCAATCTTTAGCCATCGAACTGTGCCTTATACGCTTGTTTAACTAAAGTATCTTTTCGTTCTCTACGATCTAGCTCTACGCCAAAATCACGAGCAAATTCTTCTAGTTCTACTTTAGTCATCTTATTTAGTTCGGCTTTGGGAGTTTCTTCAACTTCCTCCACCTTTGCGGGCTTTGGGGCAGGTTTAGTTGCTCCTTTAGCGCTTACGCCTGTAACAGCTACTGCCGCGTCTTTCTTGGAAGCACTACCTCCCATAGACTTTAGCTTTGCCTTAGCTTCACTTTCCCGCATAGGATCGAAGACTACAATGTCATACTCTCCATCTGCGTTCTTGTAACCTATTTGATACACAGGTTCTCCAGTAGAAAATGTGCCGTTCTGAAACATTTCTAGTTTAGATTTAGCCATAATGTGTTTCTATCCTCGCTTCCTCGCAATTTTAGTAAGCCCACGTTGTGCAATACCGTCACAACTTACTCTACCACCCGCATTAAATTTCTTTCTTCTACCTTTATCCATAGTAGATACATCAGAATATTTACGCTTGCCACCTTTCTTCTCCATAGCCTGAGCTTCGTCACGCCTAGATTTAAGGTTTTGTTGCCCTTTAGTTTTGTTACGAGCACCTAAAGACTCATCCTGACGAGCGTTATAACCTTGGGTTTTGCCTCCTTTTGCAAATTTCTTTCTTCTACCTTTATCCATAGTAGATACGTCAGAATATTTACGTTTCCCACCTTTTTTCTCCATCGCCTGAGCTTCGTCACGCCTAGATTTAAGGTTTTGCTGCCCTTCAGTTTTATTACGAGCGCCTAAAGATTCATCTTGACGAGCGTTATAGCCTTGTTTTTTGACCTTTCCGCCCTTTGCCATACGCATAGCTTCATACTCTTTTTCCCTGTTTATGCGTCTGCGTTCGGCATCCGTATTGCTTCCCGTTCTGTTACGTATTCTATAATCCTCATCATCAAGATTACGCATAACTCGTTTAGCATGGGCAGCACCACCATGAGCATAGCCTTTCTTTACTGCTTTCCCCGGCTTCTTTTTGCTGCTATTAAAATAACTAGGCATATCTTTATTCCTCTTATCTGCATTAGCAAACTCTTGTCCTACACTTTGCGGGACTCCCGCTTTCTTAGCAAACTTAGGGTTATTAGCCACTGCTGCCATAAATTTTGCTTGTTTTTTACTTTTACTAGGCATTACCCGTAAGTCTTCGTCACGGTTATGACCAGTAAATACGTATCTCCTGCGGTAGCGTTAACTGTAGTAACCACAATGTCTCCTGTCTTCCCTGCTCCACTATTGTTAGGGATACCAAAGTCTGAAAAATCTATAGTATCTTCCCAATCTTGTGGAAGGTTTAACAAAGGTACATCACTGGTTGCTTCCCATAGTAACTCTACGCCCATGCCTATATTGGAAAAAGTGATCTTCTGAAGGGTAACTCCAGTACACGCATTTCCAGTATGAGGGTCAGGGGATAAAGAAGAAACGTCCACTAAGGTCGCCGCAGCTTGTCCCGTTCCGTCACTAACATTAGTAAACTTTAGGATAGCTGTACGCGCCCCATCTTGAATTGTCTGGCTTGTAAGCGCATCTGCCATAATCTTCTCCGTAAAGCGGGGCGAACCCCGCTATATATTAACCACTAAAAGGAGTTGCCAAAGTACCACTACCAAGGTTTACGCCTTGGACATGATATTTGTTTGCGTATATAGCAGTAATTGTAAATTCTGTTCCTGCTACGCCGCCTGTGGTAGTTCCATCAAAGACTAAAGCGTTGTTACTAGAACCATTTGGTTCAAATACATGCACAAGACCTAAACCTGCTTTGCCCTGAACTATAGAGCCTGTAAACAAATTAGTGGCCGTAGTCATTTGGATAGTGGTGTTAGCACCAGAAGAAGTAAGAAAAATAAACTTATAACTAATCCCTACATTACTCAGAGTGTTTGGCTCTCCACCTTTGTGGTACGGGCCTGCGGACTTAACAGGGGTATCACTGTTAATGGTAGGCAACGTAATAGTAAGTGTTGAATTGTTGATAAGAAGTATCTTACCTGCATGGTCAGTAGGGTTAATTGTAGTATCGGCAGTAAGCTCTACTACAGAATATGGGCCTTGGGAGTAAAACCCGCCCATTGAACGAACTGGGCCTTGGAAAGTGGTTAAAGCCATCTTTAATTCCTCTCATGCGAGTGGTAGTGCCTGTCTGCATGAAGTCAGCCGAGCCTGTCAGACACCATAAATGTTCTCGGAATACGTACCTGAATATATATCACGAGGCTTTCTTTATTGCAATAAAAAGCCCCGCACAAAGGCGGGGCCAAAAAACGTGTGGGATCGTTTTTTAGGAGGACTTAGCTCGCCCCCGGTGACCCATAGATACCTAATGGATCAGATACACCAAAGGAGTATCTTTCACGAGCTTTGTATCGGCTATTGCCTGTATCAAAGTCGCCATCCATAGAGGTTTGCATGGGAGTACGGGTGAAGTGCTTGAGACCGTTAGGTACATCAGTCAACACGAACCATCTATTAGGATCGGTTAAATAATGGTTAACAGTCCATCCCTCAGGCACAGTACCGTTGTTACGCATCGCATTGATGTCGTTATCAGCAGTACTTGGGCGTAACTCACTATCCATCAGCCTTGTTGCTACAAACTGCAACGCCGCAGGGATAACTAGCTTACGAGGTTTAGCAGCAATCAACAGACCACGCTCATCAGTCCACCCTGCAATCTGAATAACACCTGCTTCCAAAGAAGTTTCGTTTAAATCAGCGCCAGTAGTTGGACGGTTAGAGTTAGTACCACCAGACACCAAAGGGTGTGCGGTAGAACAAAGAGGTTGTCCATCGCCGTAGGTAGTACCCGCAGCAAACGCATTATTTAAAATAGCTGCGCCTTTAGTCTGCTTGGTATACGCCATAGCTCTAGCTAGAGCTTTAGTGTATCTACCTGATAACGAGTCATACAAGTTATCCTCAATCGCCTCTTCGGTAAGTGAGAATCCCATAGCTACCGTTTCATGCACATATCGTGCAGTCCACGCTTCTTGGGCGTTATCATAAGCTATTGCAGCGCCTTCGTTTTTAACGGGGGCGGCACTAAAGCCTGACAACTTAACTTCTTCCTCGAAAGAACGGTCTGAAGCCTCAGTTTCAAATATCTCCTGAGTTTCATCCGAATATTTTGCATACTCCAATCCAAACAGAGCGTTAAGCCCCGGAAGGAGTTCTTTCATTAATTGTGCTCTTGAAATAGCCATTAGTCAGACCTCCTATACGCCAGTAGCGTTGTTATACTGGTGCATACCCGCGTTCCACTTCACAATAAGTTCAGGGTACGCATCATCGCCAGTGGCAGTTTCAGGAACAACATCTACTACCCTTACGGGTAAAGTGTCAGTGGTAGCAGCGGAGGAACTTAACACAGCTACTCGTGAATCGCCTGTGTTTGTATCTCCGGCATTCTGTACTAAAGACATATTGTTACCTATAACAGTACGTCCTACAGAAGCAATAGTAGTAGTGCCAGACACTACAGCTACTTGGAAAAGCGCATCAGGATCATCAATCACATAAGCTGAAAGATCATCTGCTACTGTGTTTGCAGGGTAATACTGGCGGTTAATAAAACCAGACACAGAATCTGTATAAGAAACACCTAGAAAGATACCCATAGGGGTAGCAGTAGTGGTTCCTGCGTCTTTTTCTATTGTACCGTCATTGATTATTTTGACCAGATCGCCATTAAAAATGCTTGTAGCATAGCCTGAAGCAATTTTAAAATGCCGAACTGATCCCGCAAACACTCTACCGCCAACCAAATTGATTGGCTTTAGCCCATATGGGCCAGATACAGTGGGATAAGCCATTATATTAGCTCCTTAATTATCCTTTACCGAAAGTAACCTCAGACTTTTTCTCTGTAAAGAGAGGCATTCTAGGGTCATTCTCTCGCATTAAGTGGTTATCAACGGAATCAACTTGTTGTTTTGATTGAGCCTCATAATAGGCAGTTCTCTCTTCAACAAGTTCAACTGGAGCCTTGCATAACATTAAACCACCCATCACTACATTATCCTTGAAGCGATCATTTTCGACGCTTACAAGTTCAATTTCAGGGTGGTCAGATGCCTTAACAGGCTCCCAACCTTCTCTTAGCTTTGAAGAAACATTGGTGGGATCAGCTTCTCCCATAGTACTTACTCTTACCCAATGATAAGTGTAGCCCTCTTCAGCGTGAGGTTCCGGTAGTAATTCCGGTCTTTTCCACGCTTTAGTACGAGTACTCTTTTCACGAGTCTGAAGTTCTTGGTCTAATCTGTTCTCAGCCATTTTGTTTCCTCATTTCTTCTGCAACCTTTTGGGCGTATAGTTCAAGGGGAACCCCTAACCTTTTAGCAACTCTTTGTTGTGTTTCCGACAAAACAATTTTGTTCGGAGCTACACTTCTAGTAGCAGGAGCAACAACATTATTAGCGCGTTTTTTCGGTTTTGGTTCAGCTAATTGCTTTTCCTCTGTACCTCCAAATTTGTTTGGAAATACTTGTCGCATACGAGAATTTATTCTCTCGTAGTAAGCATCAGGGTTACTTTGAGCCGTAATCCCTTCCTTTTCTAACGATTGATGCACCCCTAATGCAAAAGCCGTCATTTCAGTGTCCTCACCAGAGGAGCCACCAAACCACGTATTTTCCTTTCGCCATGCTTCTGTTCTCGCATCTAAAGGGGGTTTGTTAGATTGTGGTACTTGTACCTCAGTTTCCTTAGTTTGTAAAGTCTGAGGTTTTACTGCGTTTACTTTTTCCATACGAATTTTTGCGGTAGTGAGAGCTTCTTGGGCTGCAACTACGGCATCAGGGTCACCTGCTTCGTAGGCGTCTTTATACTGACGTTTAGCACTTTCAACTTCGGCAGTAACAGTTTTCTTCGCTTGTTCCAGTAAACTAGCTTGGCTTTTATCTACAGTGCCTTTTAAATTAGCATTCTCCTCTTGTAGCTTTCGCGCCCAATTTTCCATTTCTGTACGCTCACGCAAGGCAGCTTCTTTAGCTCGCCGCTCATCGTGATAGCCTTTGCTAAAATGTTTAATTCTGTTTTTCACTTTTTCAGAGGAATAACTATTCAATTCTTCTTCTGTAAGGTCTTCAGGAGGGTCTGAAGGCACACGGTTTCTGTCCTCAGGGGGAGTATCGTCTACGATCTCTATCTCTGTTTTAGATTCCGTTTCTACTTCAGGTTCAGGTTCTGTACGAGGTTCTGGTTCCGCATCAGCTTTAGCTTTAGTCTCCAAAACGTTCTCTCGTCCTGCCACTCCTTCGATCTCAATTTCCAAATCTTCCTTAGTTTCCTCTGGTTCAGGAAATTCAAACTCAACTTTCTCTGTACTTGCCATTTACTTTCTCCTATGCACGAGTCACTGCACTCGGTTCTTCGACAACTGCTTCAATAGAGTCGTCATTCATTAAACGATATTCTTGGTTGTTTACTTTAAATCTAGTTCCGGTATTCGCACGAAACATGACGTAATCACCAATTTTACACCACGGGCCAGTAGGAAAGCGGTCTCGATCTTTATAAGCCTGTTCGCCCATATCAATCACTGCCCCTACCGTAGAAAGAACATACTCCTCATGTTTAGTAGATTCTGCTTTTATGATACCGCTTTCAAAAGCTTCCTCTACATTAGGAAGAAGGATGAGTAACCTATAACCCACGGGTCTAGGTATTTGCGCTTCAAGTTCTTCCTCAAGTTCCATATCCATCCGAGCTTGTTCTTCTATTCGTTCTCTTCGTTTTGCCTCTAAAGCTGTTTCAGTCATCTTCATCATCCATATAGTTACGCGAAAGGTCTTTGATTTCTCGCTGTGCGGCACTTAGACCTCGAATCATGCCACACGATTCCCGATACTCGGCATAGTCCTTAGCTGCGCCTTGTTCCAGAAATTCTATGTTTGAGGTTTTTATTTCTTCAATTTTAGCGTCTAACACCTCAAAAACTGTTTTACCCATTATCTATCCTCTCTATCATCACGGTAGGCTTCCGATGCGTCACGATGTGCTTCTGCTCTGGTTCGTTTTTCTTCACCTTCTGCTTTAGCCAAATCAATGAGAACCTTAACCGCTTCAATATCAGTTTTTCTATTTTGATCTGCGTTCTGTGATTCGATACGAGCCGCTTCTTTCGCTGCATCTACTACTACACGGCGTTTATCTACATCAACACGTTCCTGCGCGATAGCTATATCTGCGGCATCTTTCTCGCGTAGACGTTGTTCTGCCTGTGCTTTTAACTCCAGTTCTGCTTGTTGCATTTGAACTACAGGGTCTTGAGCCTGTTCTTCTGCGGCTACTTGTGCAGCTTCAGCCTGATGTTGCTGAGATAGCTGCGCCCCTGCCTTAGCCATTAGCTGAGACAACGGAACTTCCATACTTTCCGGCAGTTCTGCATTCGGATCAGGTAACGGAGCACCAAGTTTCTCTTCCATCTGTTTTCGGTACATAAAAGCTGTATGTTCAGCTATGTGTGCCTGTAACTCTCCTACCACCATCTGCCCATTAGGATTCTGCCCAATAGCCTGTGCAATCATGGGGTCTTCCAAGAACGCAACGTGAGTAGCAATATGAGCTTCATGGTCTTGAAACATAAAGGCTTTTACTGGTGAGCCTGTTAAGGCATCCATGTTTTCACTAACTGGGTCTGTCGGAGTCATGTCTTCAGATAGCGGTACTAGCGTGTCAGCATTCTTCACCCCAAGTACTTCTATCATCTGCCTATGTAACTGAGGCAAGTCATATATTTCAGGTACAGCTTGCGACATTTGCATGACAGTCTGGTACTGCACTACCCTTTGAGCCATCGTAGTGTTATTAGGATCACTTACTGGAATAACATCAGTAGTATCATAGTCTTGCCTTCTGGCGCGTGGCTCACCCCGTTCTGGTAAATAGATATATTCTTCAGGGGCATACTCGCCAATGATTGCGCGTAACAGTTTGAATTCCTGCTTCATCGCGTAATGCACACGAGCTTGCACTGCTGCCATAGGTTTTAAGGTACGTTCTAAAATAGCGAGCGTTGTACCTACAGGAGCATTTGCGCTCATGTCAGATACATTCATATCACTAATAGCCCCTAGCCTACGGCCTTCTTCAGTAATCTGATTGAGTAAGGCAAGCAACGTTTGGCTTGGTTCCTTGTACGGAAGGTGCATTATGTTGTCGCGGATAGACCCTCCGGGTACGTCTACATCCCTAAACTCTCCCGGCCCTATTGGAGAATCATCACCTGATACACGTAACCCACGCGCTTTTAAGCCGCCGGGAAGGTTAGATAACGTTCCTGCGTCAACTAATTGACGGATCAACGAAGTACCTGCTCTCGCATAACCGCCAATAATGTGAATTAAACCAAGGCCATAGAAGCCAAACCCCGGCACGTAAGAGTAATGGACAAAATGTTGACGCTTGAGGAACAAAGGATCGTCAGGCTGCCAATTACGGCGGATGGCTAATACCTTACCCGTTCCCCGTTCGATGGTTACTACATAAGGTTTAGCGACTTGTCCGGTATCTGTATCATTCTTACCTTCTTTGGTAATGAATGTATCGTCGTCTTCATCTATAACCAGATCAGCATGAACCTCATATAACGTATACCTATCATCATCTTCTATAGATATACCGCCTTCCTGCGCTTTTTTCTCTTCTACATCTGTGTGGAACGGTTGAGGGTCACCTAAATCAACAGGTCGATAAAATCCTGCCTTATGTAACTTAATGATTTCATTCTTGGTTTTACGCATTACGTGAGTTACACGTTCTGCGGTCTCTATATTAGAAGCACCATAAGGTACGATTACATCTTCGGCAGGAATGAATATGGCTACCTGTCGTCCTAAACTAGGGTCATAGTATATTTTCTTAAAGGCTGACCCTGCTAATCCTAAGCTGTACAGCATCCGTTCATGTTCAGGTCTGTACTCCACCATGACTTCAGTAAGCTCATAGTTCATATCCGTTTTAACGCGGTCTGCGGCATCTTCCTTTTCGCGTGTCATTTCACCAAGTATTTTAGTTTTTACTGGGCCACCTGCGGGAAAGGTCTCAGCCATAGCTTCAGCTTGGAAACGAATAGCTGCTTCAGCTAGTACCGTAGAAAACACTCCGCAAGCGTCTTCCCACGGTTGGTCACGTTGTTCGTACTTAAACCCAAGTACTTCTAACCCTTTAACAAACGTATCAGCCCAATCTTTACGGCTGTTTACATCTGATTCTACATAACCTACTAGCTCTCCAGATAAAGCTTCAAGCGTAGTTTCTTCCATGTATTCTGCTATGTTGGCATCAAACGGCGCTCCTATCATCTCAGCAGGAATACCTGTCTCTGGCACTAAAGTGATCTCCATAGAGCCATCACTCATAGTTACCATTTCAGGCTCTACGACATTAATCTCTAAAGCCTCTGTAATTTCCTCTCCATCAGGTGCGGTAAGTATACCTTTCTCAATCGCCATTATTTAATCCTCAGTAGTATCCACCATGCCGTCTACTACGGAACATGGGTGGATCATCTTCTCTGTCAGTGGGAAGCTGTATAAAACCGCCTTGTCGGAAACGCATTAGCGCCATAACTGTAGAATCCACCAAGTCGTCATTGCTCATAAATGGGAATCCGGCAATTTCTTCTACTACTTCTTCTGCCCATCGTGCTTGCGGAACCCATACCAATCCTGATTGTACAATATCTGCGACAGAATTTAAGCGAGCAGTTTTATCGCCAGAGCCTCTATGGGGGGTATATTCCTGCACAATAAGCCCCATTCTGCGTAATTCTTGGTACAGGGCTGTACCGCTGCTTTTCTTTTCCACAATAAACGAATCGGGTTCCCACTCATTAAACTGTTCCAAAGCTAGTTGTTTTAACGCAGGAAACTCTACTCGTGTCTTAATAGAGTTAAGAAGAATAATGTTATGGGCATTTTCTTCCTCGTTAAAAAACACACCCCACGTAGTCAAGGCAGTGTAGTCAGCGCGGTTATGAGTTTCAGCCGCTGCGTCCAAAGACATAATTATGTACTCACAAGACGGAGGGCGTTCTTCCTCCCACTGTTTCCACCATTCCCGCTTTACCAGAGCAGCTTCTTCTGCGGTAGGTTCCTGTTGATATTGAGCATTCCACTGGAATAGCGGCATTGAAGCCTTGGTACGATTAAGCGCATCCAAGTCAAAGAACTCAGGCCAAAGTGGTTTCTCAACCATAGCCCCTTCTCTTTCTATTTCAATAATTGCAGGAAATTCAACGACTTCGTACTGGTCAGCCAACTCGTTCATCATCATGTCACGAGTCACCCGTCCTGTCAGATCATCCAGATGCCACCGAGTCTGAATAATAGCTACCCGACCTCCGGGCATCAGACGAGTTCGAGCACCGAAGGTAAACCATTCGTATGCCTTATCAAACACATCGAAGTTACCACTCAATACATCCTGCTCCGAGTGGGGGTCATCTACCAGTAAAAGATCAGCACCCCGTCCTGCGATAGAGGAACCTATTCCACAAGCGTAGTATTCGCCGCCCACGTTAGTGTTCCACCGCCCTGCACTCTTGGAGTCGTGAGCAAGCTGCACAGTGGGGAAGATAGACTTATACGCATCTGTAGATATGAGGTTACGTACCTTACGACCAAAATCTACAGCTAAATCAGTGGTATGGGACACCATCATTACTTTCTTAGTAGGGTTACGCCCTAGAAACCAAGCAGGAAAATAGATAGAAACTAGCTGAGACTTACCGTGACGGGGCGGAATGTTGACACATATCCTGTCTTTTCCCTTTTCCGCCTCTTTTCCGCTCTCAATTTCCATCAACAGGTCAGCTAGTATGCGGTGATGGCTACCTACTTTGTAATCCGGCTGCATTAAGCAGCAAAATTCAATCAAATCGTTATAACACGCTTCAGCCCGTTGTTTTTTATCCAGTTCTTCAAGAAGTTTGTCCAGTTCTTCCTGTTCTTCCAACGTATAGTGGTCTAAATTGTCCAACATCAACTGGATTTCAGAGGGGGTAAACTCCTGAGGGGTAATGTTACTCATTCAGTAGCAAGCCGCCTTTCCTGTACAGGTACAGCCCCTATTTTAGCTGCTCCCCACTTACCTTCAGGGCAACTAGCCCCCATAAACCACACTTTAGCGGGCATAATACAGCCGCATTTCTTACACTGGTGGATTTTTGGACGCAGGTTAGGGCAACTAGCGCATATATCTATGCGAATACTGGCTACATCACGCTTAGTTATTTCCATCTTCAGCCACCTCGTACACCCCTTCAGCGTTTTGCTTTAAATCTTCCAGTTTCTCACGCAACTTAGTACGTAGTTCATCAGCATTTTGATGAGTTACCGTTATCTCTTTACGTTCTGTGAACAAACCTACCTCAGTCATCTTGCCAAGGTTCTCTAATGCACGTAATCGTACCCGCGCATCGGGGTTTTCAGTCTCCAGAATCAGTTTATTAACAACAGTATGGCGTATTTCTGCGGCTCTATTAGCTACAAGCTGCCCAAATTCTTTCAGAATAGCCCCAGTTTGCACTAAAGATGCAGGGGTTAGCGTGCTTGCGCGTGCCGTAGATACTTTTTTGGAAGTTTTTTCAGGGTTGGCGGCGTAGGACTCAACCAAAACACTGGCTGTATCCTTATCTATGTCAGTAGGTTCAATATCCAGACCATGTTCCTCAAGGAATGTAGCTGTATTACAAGCCGCTTCTGCGCGTTCACGCAAATCCATGTAGGTCGAATTGGGTGGAATCTCTATTCCCACTTCGGGTATTAGCTCTAAAGCCATTTGTTACCCCATCGCAAGCTATAACTAGCTGAATTGCTTGGATTATAGCTATAAAAATTTTTAAGGCAAGGAGGTTGGGACTCCTAAGGGGGGTATTTCCACAAAATGTCACAAAACAACACAAAAACCCACAGAAAAAAGGGGGTACCCATTAAAAATGCAAATCGTTTGAGCGAAATAGTATTACTAGCATAGCTAGTAATACTTTATAAGATTGGGGGGGTGGGGGTAGGGTAGGGTTAAATTAGGCTTTCTATATAAATCTATACCCCGTCTTACTTCTATTTATAGATGGGACACCACAAAACTACACTAAACTAAATTAAACCAAATAAAACGACATAAAACCCCATTTAAAAATAAAACTATGCTCTAATTGAACCATCGAACAAGTTTGTACCGTTCGATTCCGGACGGGCTTGTTCGGTGTTGTATACACTCAGCCCTAAGGAGGGCATTTACTATGACTACAAAGTCAAAAGGTAAACGCGCAAGTAAACCCGTAACTTTTAGTACTGAGCAAGTAGAGCTTGCCAATACCATTATAGACAAGGCCGCTGATCTGGCGACCGCGACTGTAGAATGGTTCACGGCATTGTTCTTAATGGGCGTCGTCCCTACCGCCATGCGCGGTGGTCAGAAAATAGGTGAGGCGATTAAGGAGCAAATCCTAATCCCTCGCTTGGTTTCTGAAACCGATGCCAAATTTGTCAAACGATTTCTGGAGGTTGGTTCTAAGACTGACTTAGAGATCGACGGCAGAACTCAGAAAAAGGAGCAGGTTTATAATACTCGGATCACTAAGCGATTGAATACTTTAACCAATGGTTATAGTGCTTGGTTGGCTAGTGAGCACTCAATGCACGAGCATGGAGACAAGCTCGTAAAAATGCAAGGGAATAATGCAGGCGTTGCATCTACTCCAGAAGCTAGAATCGACCATGCAGAGGCTCGTATAGCTCTCGCATTCGTCGACAAGCGGATGGCAGTGATTCGCAATAGGAGTTCCGAGAAACGTGACACTACAGATATGCTCTGCCTCAAGCAGTATGAGGCCCTCGCTGAGTTACTGAAGGGTCACCGCGTGAAGTCCAAGTAAGAGGATACTTACTTAGGTAAGTTCGATAGGGGTGACATGGATGTCCCCCACTTACTGTCAATTATCCGACCTATGGAGAATGATATGAAAGAAAAAGATATAAGTAAGAAACGGCGGGAGTCACGTAAAGCGAAACAATTCATGCGCGATACAATGATTCCTTTTAATACTCAACTATCTCTACCCTTCACGGAGCCTAAAGATGAGAAGACAAAGAGACGGAAGTAACTGGATCAAAGTAATGTGGGTATCCATCATTATATTCGGTCTAGCAGCATATAGCTTTGTATCATCGCTTGACTTGATTGATACAGAGAATTCGGGAGAGTTCTGTAGTGAGATGGTGGAACTCTATACTTCAACTAATGGAGAGTATGGTTGGCCTAACTGCGACCATCTATGAACGTATGCACAAGGATGTGCATTTTTAACTGGAGATTATTATGTTTTATACCGGAACATCGGGTTTTCAAATTACCTTCGATAATGGGTATTCAGTATCTGTTAAGTTCGCCCCGTTTATTGGCGAGAAAGTGGAAACACATAGCACTGCCGAAGTTGCAGTGCTTGCACCTAACGGTGACTTAATCCCTTGGAAAGATAGTCGTGATGAAGTTCAGAAGAGATGTAGTCCTTCTGATGTCGTCAAGTATATCAACTACGCTATGCACTTAGACCCTGATTACTCTGGCTGTCCGAAATGTAATCCGCATCACGTAGACCGTGAATATAACATTACTTGGGTAGATTAAATTCTAACCTTCCCCCAAAGCCTCACCATCTGGTGGGGCTTTGATACCAGTTCCCACGCGGCGTGCTGCCTTAGTCTCCCAACTCTAAACGCTAGGTACGACCTTCCCTCAACACGTTCTGCTACATGTGAATTGCATTCACGAACAGCATGGATACCAGTTCCCGCTCGGCGTGCCGCCTTTGGGGGAAGGTTTTGTTTGGGGGAAGGTATTTAGGGGAAGGTAGTTAGGCTAACGTAGGTCTGCTTACTACTTGTGAATTGATTTCACATATAGGTGTTCCTACTGTTCCAAAACGGCGTGCTGCCTAAGTCATTGATATTACAGTAATGTTCTATACCCAAGATATATTGGAACATTAGAATAGTACAATGTGGTTTCGTGCTGTTTAGTAGTATGAGTTGAGGGAAGGTTATTTCTAGTTAGGTCAGTATATGTAGGTATTGTTTATTATTATTATATTATTAATATAATGTTCTATAAATATAAATACAACAAGCCAATATATAAAGTTAGGGGAAGGTTTGTTCTCTAAGTAAACGTAAGAGACCCCTAACGTGCAGGTCTGTCATCAAAGGGAACATTCAAAAATCAGAACATTCGTTTTACATCAGGCACTTGCACGCCAACACCATAGAACAATATGGAACAATACACACCTAGTCACCTCCTAGCACAATATGTAACCAAAAGTAGCAAAACTGCTTGCAAGTTGAACCGATTTGCGAGATAATTAGATAATGTTAGAGGAACACATTTTTCTAACTCACTTAAAGGTTTGCAGGTACATGAATTAGCGCACCTTTAGGGAAATACATTATATGTGAATTGATTTCACATGTACCACACCGACCTATAGGAGATTGCATTATGCAACTTAAAGATATGTCAGCAGTAGATTGGGATGCTTTACGTTCCAGTGTATCAGCACAAACTGGTTCTCATCCAACCGACCCACCAACTTATCCACGAGCACGACCCTACAATCACCAGTACGCAAGGCAGCGAATCATAGACGCTATTCACCGTGTCGCTATCAGGCACAAGATCGGATATGACGATATGCTAGAACAGTTTCTTCTATGTATGACAACAGAAGAGCTTGACAGGAACTGGAAGGAAATACGTAGTGTGTTAGCGGAACGTATCTCATAGCGAGGTAATCACTATGGAAGACGAGAATGTAAGAAAAGCCAAACTCGAATGGTTCAAGATCAAGAACCATTATGATGAGGCTGCGGACAAGTGTATCGAGTTGATGCTTAGTCCCAATGTAACAAGTGAACAGCTTTCACAAGCAGCATCGGCTTTGCGCCGTATACGTGACGCTGTACTTGAGGCGCGTGATGAGATAGCTAGAGCATCACGTATTAGTAACCCACCAGACTCAGAGGAGGATGTATCTAATGAGTGATCGACCAAAGGAGATAATAGTCTGCGATATAGACGGCACTATAGCCGACCTGACTCACAGACTACATTACATAAGAAACGATGACGGTACGAAGCGTGCCAAACCGGATTGGGATTCGTTCCACAATCGTTGTGGGGATGACAAGCCCAAGAAGCAAGTCATTCATGTGTTGCATGACTTGTATGACGTAGGCAGAGGAGAGGGATGGTATGGCAGCAGACGTACCGTTTACTTTATGTCGGGACGGAACGAGCGAGTGCGTCAGGAGACAGTAGATTGGTTAAAGAAACACGTTGTGTCACCTTCCATGATGAGGCAAGACGGCGAGCCGCATCTGTTCATGCGCTCCGAGGGCGACCGCAGAGATGACGTTACGGTTAAGCGAGAGATGTTTAAGAAGATCGGGCTGACACCGGACAATGTGGTAGCTGTGCTTGATGATCGGCAGGGAGTAGTTGATATGTGGAGGGAAGAGGGCTTCCTGTGTCTGCAAGTAGACGCATGGAAGGAAGCACCTCAGAAGCATCACCTTAGTATCTACAAACTTGATGACCTGACCACCCAAGAGCTTAAATTTCTGATCGGGCATGAACGTGAACAGTTCAATGCACAAACCGACCTGATGCTGAAATCTCTTTCGGATGCTGAGAGGAAGATAGAGGAATTGATGGAAGATAGAAAGAAAGCCACAGCATGTTTTGAGAAGAGAATAAAAATACTAAGGGAGAAGAACGATGGAAATGATTAACCTGATATTAGCAGCAAGTATAGCCACACAGGTTGTGGTACTTATATTACTGTATCGTACACATCGAGGACTAATATACACCGACATGATGATGATGGCGGTAATGAAAGAGAGTGCGCCGAAGATGTGGGCTGACTATGAGAAATGGGAAGCTAAAAGGCAGCACCGTGAGTTATAAGGATGGTTACTACCCCATTGGTATATGGGGAGGACATAGATACGGAAGCGCAGCAGGGGTAAAGGCAACGTATTCGACAATACAGGAATGTATCTGTCATGTTGATCCTATCCTCATGGATGAAATATATGTAAAAGCTGACTGCCGTGAAGACGTTTGGTTCTTTAACAACTATATTTTTGACGATACCTATATGGGTAGATGGATAATGTATAGCGAGTTAAATAACGAAAAGTATTACGGCTAAATTAAACCCGACCAATATAGGAGAAATACAATGGGTAAAATTAGTACAGAAGAAAGCTATGCGTTAAGCATAGAAGACGTAGCCAATACTATTGCCAATACAGGTACAGAAATAACGTATCTGGTAGAAGGACATATAGGTTCTGGTAAGTCCACCATACTCAAGATGTTAATGGCTATGCCTAAGTTCAAGGACACCCACGTAGGGTGCTACTTTGACTGTACGACTAAGGACATGGGTGACCTACTTATCCCTAACCTTCAGTCTATCGGAGATGATGGCATAGTGCGCTTTGCTCCGAACAGTGAGCTAGGCTTGCAGCATAAGAAGCCAGTGGTGCTTATGTTTGATGAGTTAGGTAAAGCTGTTCCACCAATTAGACGAGCAGCCAACCGAGTAGCGTTAGAGAAGAAGATAGGTGAGCATACATTACCGAAAGGTTCTGTTGTCTTTGCTACTACTAACCTAGGTGCAGAGAACATTGGTGATATGCTCGAAGCACATAGCCGTGACAGGTATACACCAATACGTATGCGTAAAGCAGGTGCTGACGAATGGATAGAGAATTATGCTATACCTAACAACATTAGCCCTGC